TTTTGTATATTTACCATCGTGATATGTATTATAAATTAAAAATGCGGTAATTCCAAATATAAATAACTCGATCCTCATATTTATATTTGTATATATATTTTTTTTGAAAGACTTGCCAGTTTAATTCTTAATTCTATAACTATTATATATTGCGATAGCCTTTTCTTTATCTTCAAACCCGTAAACCTTAGACCACTTATTTAAAGTATTAGATTTATAGTTTGAAAAAAACCAATGGATTGACTCTTTTGTTTTACTTTCCAATTTATCCAAATCATCAACAATATCGTAGTCTTCTTCTAGAACACAGAGAACTTTTTCGTCTATACCTTTTTCATCTTGCATATTCAATATTCCAATAATATAAGCATCATAAAAATTGCCTTTTTTAATTTTTTCGTTTGTAATAATGAGAGCATCGAGATCATCCTGATCTGGAGCTAATGTATTTTCAATAAACCCATAACTATAAGGATAATAGTAAGAATCAGGCAAAATGCGATCAACTTCCAGTTGATTTGTCTCTTTATTCAACTCGTATTTGATATTGCTGTCTTTTTCAATTTCTATATATACTCTTACTTTTTCGTCCATAATTCTACTTATATATTTAATATCCTTTTATATAAATATTTCATACTAATAATTTATTTTTTTTTCAGATTTTGTGATTGAATAAAAAAAATAGTTCTAGAGTGCTTCTTTTTTGTAGTACTTTTTTTAGAAGTAAGTTTGCTCTTGATAGTTTTTATGAGAGACGTTACACTCTTGTCTCTAGTAGAGCTTCGAGCAGCCTGTTCAAAAAATATATTCAAATCTTTCAGTTCTTCTACAAGAGAAGAAATATTTATTGGCTCGGTCGATGTTTCGAAAAGATAAACAATAAAAATATTTTTCAGTTTGTTAAAAATTTTTAATTCTAGTTTATCGAGTTTATTAAAGTTATCGTGAAAAATTCTGATAATTGGATAATAAGTCATAACAAACCCCCATACATCAATATTTTTTAAAAATACATTATTGAAATAATCCATTTGCATAAATTCACCATTTTTTGTGAATTTTATAAGTATATTAGTTAAGTATTCAATTATATAGTAATAAAGAAATTCCATTTCAATAATCTCTCTTTTGTTTTCAGGGTTTAAATGGACTAAATCAGAATAAAATACGCTTTCCATAAGATTAATCATATATTTAATATGTCCGGCACCTCTTTTCGCATTCCATATGAATATATAGTCTATAACAAATGCACGAATAATACTTCGACTAGGATTTTTATTTTTATGCAATAATTCTTCATACATCTTTTTAAAAGTTTCATTAAATAGAATACTAGAGTATGGTAAGTTATATTGAAACGGCCTTTCAAATATTGTATCAGGAATTTTTGATGCGACATCATGTTTTGTGGAAAGTCCCCAGTCAATTAATGTCGTATGAAGTCCGTTTGCCGTGTTGACCAAAATATTTGATTCTTTTACATCGCAATGATAAATGTTAAACTTATTCATTTGAAGAATTCCATTCAGCAAAAGATCAATAAGAGAGTTATTCAAGGCAATAAGTTGTGCATTTTTAGTTATTGTTTCAATGAAATCGCCGACATCTAGTCCGCCATCGGGCATATTTATTAACCCCAATTTATCCAGTGAATTGTTTATATTGTCAGGCTTAAATCCGTCTTTTTTCAAAGCTTTGCATTTTTTTTCGTAGTCTATCAAATCATTGTTTGTTAATTTTTCTGGCTTACATTTATAAACGCCATCAATAAAAAAATAGTTCTTATAATTTGGAATTTTTTCAAGAATAGGTCTGAACTTGACGATATCGCCATATTCTTCATTTACATGTTTTATAGTCATTAACTTAGAGACCTGATTTTTTGGTCTAGATTTTCCAACGCATTTCAATGCGGGTCTAAATACGCATCCATATCCACCTGATGCAATTACTTTACCCCCCTTTTTTGTTTTATTCATTAGCTATTATAGAATGATATTAAAAGTTTACTTGTTATATAAAAAATAAGTAAATCCAATAATCAATAAAATAATTCCAAGATATATCAACTTTGATCTCATTTTATAAAACTCTCTGTATTTAATGTCTTTTGGTTTATAATTTTCGTAATACTGCACATAAAAATCTTCCATAGAAATTTTTGGCTTTTCTAATTTTTCATTAATTTTGTTATGAATAAACCACATCCAACGAACAAAAGACTCGCGATTATCTAAATATGGTGTAATTGGATATTGTTCCAATAATTGACTAAACTCGTTTGCTATTTTTTCAACAGGTAAAAATATATGTAAATTTTGAATCAGGTCATAGTATATTTTTTTTGTAACCGCATTTGGGTGGTGTGGATATGTTATAGAAATTGTGTGTAAGAAAAACCAATAATGCGGTCCCCAAACTTTAGGGTCTAGATAAGTCATTTATAATTAAAATATATAAAAGGATCTCTTTTTAAACATATAATCCAAATCTAGGAAATGAGTAAAAATAACAATTTATGTAATAACTGCGGTAAGCATGGCCATTTATTTCATCAATGTAAATTACCGATAACAAGTTATGGAATTATATTATCAAGATCTAGCGAAAAAGGTTTACAATTTTTAATGATACGGAGAAAGGATAGTTTTGGCTATATTGATTTTATCCGAGGAAAATATTCACCCTACAATATTGACCAAGTTCAAAACTGCATAAATGAAATGTCTTTTCAAGAAAAGGAAAGGATTTTAGACGAACCATTTGAAATTCTGTGGAAAATGATGTGGGGTGAAAATTCGAATGTGCAATATAGAAATGAAGAAATTATCTCATCAAAAAAATTTGATACAATAAAAGCCGGTATTTCTGTAAATAACGAGAATATAAATCTTGTTGATTTGATAAAAAATAGCAACTCAACATGGAATGAGACAGAATGGGAATTTCCAAAGGGGCGACGAAATTACCAGGAAAAAGATTTAGACTGCGCAATTCGAGAATTTGAAGAAGAAACTGGGTATTCTAAAAAGGACATAACAATTGTAGAGAATATACTCCCATTCGAAGAAATTTTTATTGGATCGAATCACAAGTCTTATAAGCACAAATATTTTTTGGCATATATGAATGACACTATAGACAATTTGCAAAATTTTCAAAAAACAGAGGTAAGCAAGCTAGAATGGAAAACGACGGAAGAGTGTCTTCATTCGATAAGACCATATAATTTAGAGAAAAAAAAATTAATCAGAAATGTTAGTAAAATATTAGAAGACTATCGATTGTATTTATAGTTTGTAAATAATGAAAATATTTAGCTATAGTATAAATGCCTATCAACGGACAAGGAAGCAGAACGTTCAACTTTAGAAATCCGAGCATAAGTGCGTATTCCTATAGATTTCCTACAGGAGTTACAACGCCTCAACAAACAAATAACTATCACTACGCAGCTTTTGCGGCTGGAAATTTAACATCTTCTAGAACGATCCGCGGTTTAGGGAATGGTCCTAATGGAAGTAATACATTTTTAATGAATCTTTATGGAGGGCGATAATATTTTATAAATTACAAATAATTTATAAAACGAGTAGTAATTAAAATAGAATTACTATACATTATATATAGTAGGATGAATAGAGGAAAAACTATGAAAATTAATCAAAGAACAAGAAAGAACAAACCGAAAGTAGAAAAAGGGGATGACTCGCAAGAATTGGAAAATATGTTTAAGATGAATGAATGCGGCACTTCAGAAAAATACTACGATAAAAAGTGCAACGAGTTCTTACTTAAAAAAGAACTTGTCGAATATGATGAATTGAAAGAAAATCCTGAAGAAAATGTTTATTTATATCCAAATCTAAACGACCCTAATTTTAATATTAAAATAGCGGAAAAAAAAGAGTTTAATGATACAAAATACGATGGAAGATTAATTGATATAAAAGAGCGAGCTGAGGTGTTGAGCAGAGCAGAGTTTGAAATGGCTCCTCATCAGTCATTTGTCAGAAATTTTCTCTCGTTTCAAACGCCTTATAATAGTTTATTGCTTTATCATGGTCTTGGGAGTGGGAAGACGTTAAGTTCTATTGGTGTTTGTGAAGAGATGCGAGAATATTTAAAACAAATGGGAATCAATAAACGTATTATTATCGTTGCTTCACCAAATGTGCAGGATAACTTTAAAATGCAACTTTTTGATGAGAGAAAATTAAAAAAAGTAGATGGCGTATGGACAATAAATAATTTTATTGGAAATAAGATGATAAAAGAAGTTAATCCAATGAATACAAAAAATATCCCCCTTGAAAAAATAGTTAGTCAAATAAAGTCAATAATAAATACATCTTATCTTTTTCTAGGTTACGGAGAATTCGCAAATTATATACGTAAAATAGAGGATGTAAAAGAGGACTATGCGAATGATAAGGACAAGGAAAATAGAAGATTAAGAAATTTGCGCAATGAATTTAATAGTCGTCTAATTGTTATTGATGAGGTACATAATATCCGTATTACAGAAGATAATGAAAATAAAAAAGTGGCAATGTACCTGATGAGTCTAGTCAAAGCTGCCGAAAATATGCGTTTATTACTTTTATCGGCAACACCAATGTATAACAGCTATAAAGAAATTATATGGCTTTTAAATTTAATGAATATTAACGATAGACGTGGAACAATAGAGATAAAAGATGTATTTGATAAAGACGGAAATTTTAAAGAAGGTGGCGAAGAATTGTTGGCGAGAAAGTCTACAGGATATATTTCATTTGTTAGAGGAGATAACCCATATACTTTTCCGTTCCGAGTTTTTCCAAACGATTTTGATAAAAGTAGTACCTTTAGCGATAATAAAAATGAGTATCCGGAATACCAGATGAATGGTAAAGAAATAAAGAAAGAAGATAAACTTTCAATATTAGATTCCAAAATATTCTTAACAAGAATTGGAAGTTATCAATCAAAAGGATATAAGTACATAATAGATAATTTGAGAAAAAAACAAATTTCTATCACAACAAAGCAAGGAGTTGTAAGAGATATGCCATCGTTTGAAAATATGGAGTCTTTTGGATATACACTTTTACAGATGCCATTAGAGGCACTGAATATTGTGTATCCTTTAGATGCGTTAGACGAGGCTCTTCAATATATCAAACCGGTAGAAGAATTTTCTGATCAATCTTTGTCATCTTCAGTAGGTGGTCAGTCAACCTCATCTTCTAGTTCAAAAAAGATTCTTATTAATCCGCATGATTTAACTGGAATAAAGGGTCTAGAGAGAATAATGAATTTTACAAATAAAAAAACCCCTCCAGAATTTGGGTCTTTTGACTATAAAAAAGGAGTCGAAACCAAATATAAAAGAATTTTTTCCCCAAGTGAAATTGGGAATTATAGTAGTAAAATAAAAAATATATGCAGCAAAATAGTTACCAATAGTGGACCTGCCGAAGGAATTATTTTGATTTATTCACAATATATCGCCGGTGGATTGATTCCGATTGCTCTTGCTCTAGAAGAAATGGGATTTACTAGATTTGGTGAAAATGCAAAACCTTTCTTTAAATCTCCTCCGGTTCCTATTGTTGATTCTAGAACGATGAAGCCAAGATCAGATAAAAATACAAATTTTATGCCAGCACGTTATGCGATGATTACCGGAGATCCAAGAATTTCTCCAAATAATGATTATGATGTAAAAGCTCTAACCGGTGAGGATAATAAAGATGGAAATAAAATTAAAATTGTTCTTATATCAAGAGCTGGTTCTGAGGGATTGGACTTTAAATTTATAAGACAAGTACATATTTTAGAGCCTTGGTATAATATGAATCGAATAGAGCAAATCATAGGACGCGCAGTACGTAACTTTAGTCATAAAGACCTTCCTTTTGAAAAAAGGAATGTAGAAATTTTTATGTATGGAACCTTGTTAGAAGACAAAAAAGAAGAATCTGCTGACATATATGTATATAGAGTTGCCGAGTTTAAAGCAGTTCAAATTGGAAAAGTAAGTAGACTTTTGAAAGAAACATCCGTTGATTGTATTATAAATTATGAACAGAGCAATTTCTCTCAAGAAATTATTGCAGAAACTCTCAAAGAACCACTAGAACAGGTTCTATCAAGCGGAAAAGTTTTAAAAGACTTTAAAGCGGGAGACGCTCCTTACTCGGCTGCATGTGACTATATGGCAGACTGCCAATATAAATGCAGACCTTTCAAAGAAATAAACGAGTCAGATTTAAAAGAAGATACGTATAATGAAAGCTTTATTGTTATGAATTCAGAAAAAATAATTCAGAAAATTCGAGCATTAATGAAGGAACGTTTTTTTTACAAAAAAAAAGATTTACTCGAGAGAATTAATACCCCGAAAAAATATCCACTAGTCCAAATATATGCTGCACTCACACAACTGATAGGAGATAATAACGAATTTATAATTGATAAGTTCGGAAGAAGTGGGAGTCTAATAAATATCGACGAATATTATTTGTTTCAGCCTAGTGAATTAAGTTATGAAAATATTTCAGTTTTTGATAGATCCGTTCCTATAGACTACAAACATAGTATGATAAAATTTGATGTGAATAAGAAAATAGAAAAAATAAGTCTTGAAAACAAAGAAGTAGAAGTAAAACCTCATGAAAAACGCAAAGAATCTGTTAAAGTTTCCAACATCATAAAAAAATTAAATGAAAAATTTGACTTGGTAAAAGAATATATACAACAAAATAAGAGTGTTTCTACAGGAGAAGAAGATACCGATAATAATTGGTATAGATACTGCGGTCTTGCTATACGAAAAATGGCAAATCAAGGCATAACATTTGATAAATTTTCAAATTTTTTAGTTGAACATATTGTTGATATGATGTTATTTGATGAAAAATTGGAATTATTAAACTATTTATATTCTTTAGAAGTTGTTGATGAAAATAGTTTTGAAGGTATCATAAAAGAGTATTTAGACGGAAAAATTTTGAAAACCTCTAGACTTAATGCAATTATTCTTTATGACATGGACAAACGTAAAATAATGAAACTTGATGAGAGAAAAAACAAATGGGTTGATGCAGAACCTGAGGACATAAAAGATTTAACTGGATCTATAAAACAAAACTTTTCGGTTAACGCAAATGACTTTAATAATATGGTTGGATTTATTGGTCACGACGATAAAAAAAAATTTATGGTTTTTAAGTTTAAAAACATGAAAGAAAAGCGTCATACGGGAGCAAGATGTGACCAAAAAACAAAAGCAAAAATATTAGAAATTATGAACGATATTGAAGGAAGTGAAAAATATACAAAAGAAAATACAAAAGGTATTACCCAGGCAGAGTTATGTCCTTTACAAGAATTGATAATGCGAAACTATAACAATATGAAAAAAAATGGAAAAATATGGTTTTTAGATCCTGAGACGGCAAAAATTTATGGATTTTAATAAAATTGAATCATATTAAAAAGATATTATGTATTATAAATATATTAATGGAAAAACCTCAACCAAAGCAATTTCAACAAAAATATAAAAAAAGAGAAACCAAGATTAATACAATTTATTCAAGATGTTTGATTACACGTAATATTCTTTTACCAATAACCTGTATAGGAAAAAATATTAAAGAAACAATAGAGAAATATTCAACAATAAATTTTGAAGGCAAGTGTGTGGTAGAAGGTTTTATTAAACCGGGTTCAATAAAGATTATAACGTATTCGAGCGGTCTTGTTCAAGGAACAAACATTTCTTTTGAAGTGGTTTTTGAGTGCGAGATTTGCTGTCCCGTTGAGGGAATGCTTATTTCTTGCGTGGCGAAAAATTTAACTAAGGCTGGCATTCGTGCTGAGAGCGCCGATGAGGTTCCGACTCCAGTTGTTGTATTTATTGCCAGAGACCATCACTATTCTGTTTCACAATTTTCAAACATTCAAGAAGGAGATAAATTTATGGCTAGAATCATAGGGCAGCGTTTTGAACTCAATGATAAATATGTATCTATTATTGCCGAGCTAGTTGTCGAAAAAGTGCAAAAAAAAGGTGAACCAGCAAAACCAAAACTTGTATTTGAAGAGGAATAATTTTGCTTTTATAAACCTATTTTTTTTGCAAAATGTTATACTTCAATTAAGAATATAAAAACAAATGCAAGTATTTCAATATGGAGGCAGTTTCTGAAGAAATAGACGAGATTAATGTTGTGGAACTAAATGGAATTCGCGATGCACTCGAAAATATGTCAAAATTTAACCAAGTTGAAGTTCTTCGTATTCTAACAAAATATAAAGAGGTTTCTCTCAACGAAAATAAATATGGAATTCATATCAACCTTTCAGAGTTGAAAAGAGAGCTTATTGAAGAATTAAAAAAATATATTAATTATGTTAACGCGCAGGAGATTGAACTGAATCATCTTGAAAAGCAAAAGGAGACGTTTAAGAATATATACTTTACAAAAGATAATAAAGATATTCCAGGAAAAATAGTTAGTAATAAATGAATATTGAAAAATTAGAAGATTTTATGCTTACAGGTAAAAGAGTGGCTCGTTCCATTCTTTTGGAAAACAAAAATACTGGCATAAAATATTCTCCGGAAAAAAAGAGTCAAAATCAAAAACAATCGTCAAATCAAACACAAAATATTAGCAAGACACATGTATTTACTTTTCCGAATCAGAAAGATTCTTTATTTTGGTGTCTTTATATTATGAAAAATGGCCAAGAAGCATATAATGCACTTGAGAATATAAATATTGTCATTGAAAAGAAAATGAAAATAGAGTATATTGAGGAATTGCGAAAAAATAAACACATTATAAAAAGTTCTAAAATTGCTCCGCTAGTTTATATTGAAAATTTCTTAGCAAATGAAGAAAAAATTGATATTAAAACATTTTTTACCTTGTGTATTTTGGAAAAGATAAGTCTATTGTATCTTTATAAAAAAACATTTTTTCTTTTAAACAAAAGTGAAGAAAATATTAATGATTTGACGTGTATTCATGTAGTGAAAAGAAATGATATTCCGTTGAAATTTGGCGTCGTCGAAAACGAAAAATTAGAAAAAATAAAAGAGTATATGGAAACACTATACAAAATAGAAAATATCAGCAAGCCTATAAAAGGTTTATCAAGTTATAAGGTTTCAGAATTAGTAGATATATGTAAAAAGCTAGGAGTTGAAATAATAAATAACACGACAAATAAACAGAAAACAAAAAATGAACTTTACCAATTATTAGTTCAACAATTTTAGTTAAAAATTGATAAAGAATATAAAAAATATAGCATGTAGTATATAACAAACGATGCCAATTAAAAAAGAAACAAAAGAAAATATTTTGGAGGAAGATTCTAAAAGAAAAAATTATCGAAAAGAAATAGATAAGAGACCGCCACAAGCGCAACTTGAAACCTTGATAGCCGTATATTACTCTGAAAATCCTTTTACAAAAGATGTCAAAAAAAATTTTGAGCTTGAAGTAAAGTTCGGCACAAAGGGAATTAAATATCTCACAAAAATAGACTATGATAATGTGATACGAAAAGTTAAGTCGTTTGGATTTATTTCAGTAAATGAACAGGGGGCATACATGTTGCGAATTCAAAACGAGTTTCTAGATCCAGCTAGCGGCTCTTTCCGTGAGTCAAATATTAGAACAGAAATTGTTGGTTTGAATGCTATACAAGATTTTTGCAAAACGAACGACATAAAAAAAACATTAACAAATGTGCAATGTTCTAAGTGTATAAGTTTTATTAAAAAAGCCCCTCTTTATTTGAAAGATGAGAAGGTAAAGGACGTAAATTTTGACGATTTTAATTTTCGTGTTTCGTTGAAATTGGAAGAAAATTTAGGGGTTACAGAAAGAAATGTAAGAGGAATGATCGATAACTGGGAAAAAACAAAGAAGACACTATTTCGCTACATAAACCGAGTTGCTTTTGAACACCCCGACTACCCTGTTAAGGTAGATATTAGTATCGTTAAAAGTTCAAGAAAAGAAGGAAGAGAATACGTAAAAGCATATAGGACAGACGAGTCTGGCGTTTTTACTGAGCCAGAAGCTTATGAAATAGAACTTGAGGTAAATAATGAAAAAATAGGTCCTGGAACGGAGTTTAATACTCCAAATAAAATTTTGCAAGCTGTTCGCAAAGTAATAAAGTTTGTTTTGATGGGTTTACAGGGAACAAATTATCCTATTTCTTATGTTGAACAAAAAAGCGTAATTCAGTCTTACATGAAAATGTTACATGGCGATGAATTTGATCCGAATGATTATAAAAAATCAAGAATTTTTAATAGTAATTTTATCGGACCTTCTTCGCAAACTTTGCAGATACAAAATATTATTCCTTTAGATGAAAATATGAACGTTCCGAACATCCGAAACAATTTTGTTGTGACAGATAAAGCGGACGGAGATAGACACTTACTCTATATTTCTGGAAACGGAAAAATATATTTGATAAATACGAACATGAACGTAATATTTACGGGAGCAATCACAAAAGAAAAGGCGACTTTCAATACTCTTATAGACGGAGAACTAGTGCCGCATAATAAAATGGGAGACTTTATTAATTTATTCGCCGCTTTTGACATTTATTATATACAAAATAATGATATTCGTGCATACACTTTTATTCCCACGAACGAAGAAGCAAATAAAGCAAAATCTAGATATCCTTTGTTGAAAAATATATTTCGTTCATTGAAAGCGACCTCTATAGTTGAAGGTGAAATGAGTCCGATGCGATTTGAATGTAAGAGCTTTTATCCTAGGAATCTAGGTGATAGTATATTTTCAGCATGTAATTATATTTTGACAAGAGAAAAAGAAGGGGCTTTTGAATATAATACAGATGGTTTAATATTTAGTCCTGCGTTTTTTGGAGTAGGATCTGAAAGTATCGGAAAAGCCGGAAAACTGAAAAAAATAACCTGGGAATATTCTTTTAAATGGAAGCCTGCAAAGTATAATACGATCGACTTTCTTATTACAACAAAGAAAACAGCAAATGACGAAGACTCTATTACTCCAATTTTTGAAGATGGTCTCGATATGTCAGAGACTTCTCAGCTGAAACAATATAAAACAATCGTTTTGCGGTGCGGATTTAGTCAAAGAGATCATATTTACTTGAATCCTTGTCAAGATGTTTTGGATGACAAGCTTCCAGAGTTTAGCAATGTAGAAGAGGAAAATTTATACGAGCCTAAGCGATTCTATCCAACGGATCCTTATGATGAGAGCGCTGGAATATGTAATATAATATTGAGAAAAGATGATTCTGGAACAAATCAAATGTTTACAGAAGAAAATCAAGTATTTCAAGATAATACTATTGTTGAATTCAGCTATGATATTGACGCTGAACCTGGATGGAGATGGATACCTCTACGTGTAAGATATGATAAAACCGCGGAACTTAGAAATGGCGGAAAAAATTATGGAAATGCATATAATGTAGCAAATAGTAACTGGAAGTCAATTCACAACCCTGTTACAGAAGAAATGATAACTACCGGAGTAAAAATACCCGATACTATCGGAGACGAAAGCGTTTATTATAATAGAACTACAGCTTCTACTAAAACAAGAGGGTTGCGAGACTTCCACAATTTATATGTGAAGACTCTTTTAATTACAAGCGTGGCAAAAAAGGGTGATACATTAATTGATTATGCGTGCGGAAAAGGAGGAGATTTTTCAAAATGGATCAAAGCAAATTTATCATTTGTTTTTGGAATTGATGTTCACTCAGATAATCTGGAAAATAGAATAGATGGGGCATGTGCTAGATTTCTCAATTTTAGAAAAGAATTTCAGAGTGTTCCATATGCTTTGTTTGTAAATGGTGATAGTACGGCAAATATTCGAAATGGGTCGGCAATGTTAAATGATAAAGCTAAGGAAATAACGCGCGCAGTGTTTGGTGAGGGAACCAAAGACGTAGAAAAATTGGGAAAAGCAGTTGTAAGA